AAAATTTAAATAAATTAGAAATATTTAGTATTTCTGAATTAATGGGTGAAGTTATTACAAATATAATTACGGGTGGTTCATTATCCTTATTATTTGAATAAATATATTTCAAAATTAAATATTTTTTTTAAAAATTTCAATAAAATTATTTAAACTATTATTACATTCATATATACAATACATTATCAAATAATTTGAAGTGTGATCCATTTCTATATATTTATAACCATCTTTATTAATTGTATAACTAATACAATTTACTATATAATCAATCTCATTTTTACTTTTTTTATAAAATAAGTTATCTAAATTATATGTTTGAATTTTATATTTAATTTCACATAAAGAATTTGCTAGTGTCAAATCCGTTTTTTCATATATAAATATGTTTATTTTTTTACTTTTTATATTACGAATTCTATGTAATTGTTGAAATGCCTCCCGCACATTTAATGTAGTACATTTATAAAAACCATATACATAATCAAAATGTTCTATATTAAAATCCACACCAAATACCACTTTTGGGGATACAATTACTATTTTATATTTACTCCAAAACTTATTTACATCATACATTTGTTTTTCTAAGCGTGTATCAGTTTCACTATTATATAAAAGTATATCTTCTTCTTTTATTATATTTGAATTATTATTTGAATTATTATTTAAATTAATAATATAATTATACATAGACTTGGTTTTACTAAGTGTATCACAACATATATACAAATTTTTATTATTTTTAATTTTTTCTTCTAGATCCATCAAAATGCTTTTTTCAGAATCAAAAAGTTCATATGTATTTTTATGTGATAAATTAATATAATTAAAATAATTACAATACATAATATTACGAAAATTCATATAATATTGAATCACATTATTATTTAAATCTGCATCTGTAACTAATAATCTATTACAATTTTTCAATAACCATTCAATTATATATAATACCTCGGGACGAGTATTTTTACTTATACATAAATGATTACCTATATAATACATAAAACTAACACCTTCATCAATCCATATAAAATCAAATTTTTTTAAAGGATAGTCTAATTTACATATACTATCGGGAGATATTATAAGCCTGTCAGATAATTTTATACTATTTTTACTAGATGTTATATAATTATCTACTATAATATTTTCAGATTTTAGTTTATCATATATAGTATATGTCAGTGTTTTTCGACAACTTAATATTAAAAAACTTGAAATATTATTTTTTTTTATATAATTTACGGTAGAGGTAGATTTACCACTTCCCATTCCAGACTTAATAAATAAAGTATCACTATTATTAAACTCTATATTTTGAATATATTGTGAGGTTATTGTTTTTGTTAATATATTAGTGTCGGTTTTAAATTCTAGTAAAGTATCAATATTATTTAATATTGAATCTTCAAAATTATATTTTTCAGTAACAATAACATCATTATTATATAAACATGGTAAAAATTGACTTTTATTTAGTGTAATATTATATAAATTATGCTTAAATAAAAAATGATCTAAATGTTCAAAAGATTCTACATATAAATATTTATGAATTATACGAAATTGTATGTCTGATTCTTGAATAATAATAAAATCACCCATATTTAATTTTAATACTTTTGTAATATTTGAAAATATAGAGTTAAAACTATTTTTATCATTATGTAAGTTTATATAAAAAAATAAACGAATAGGTAAATTATAATCTACATATTCATATAAATTACATTTATGTTTTTTTTGAAATTTTTTCATAATTTCTAATGAACCATAACTATATGATTTTTGTAAATGATTTTGTTTAAATATAAAATCATCAAATGATTTAGATGTAATACATTCTTCTAATGTACTATATGATTTCATATATACATTTATTTTTATTTTTATAAATATTTTATCTTGATAAAAATGAATTTTTATAAATTATATATATATATATATATATATATATATGATTCCTAAAATAATACATCAAATTTATTGGGACTTTTCTGGTAATAACAAACAAATGCCTAATGAATGGAAGGAATATAGTAAAACTTTAAAAAAAAATAATCCAACTTGGAAATATAAATTATGGAATTATGAATCTTGTTTAGATTTATTAAAAAATCATTATCCTTGGTTTTTAAAAACTTATAATGAATATAAATATCCAATTCAAAGAGCAGATGCTATACGTCCATTTATATTATATCATTATGGTGGTATTTATTTTGATATGGATTTTGTTTGTATAAAAAATATTAGTGAATATTTTAATAAAAAAGGTGTATATATATGTGAAAGTTCAACTACTGGTGTAACAAATGCTTTTATGGGTTCAACAAAAAATCATCCTTTTTGGAAAAATGTAATAGAAGAAATGATGAAAAATAATAAACAAAAAATATATCAAACACATCACCTATACATTATACAAAGTACAGGACCTAATTTAATAACAAAATGTTATAAAAAATATAAAAAAAATTATAAAAATAATGATATATATATATTGCCTAAAAAACTATTTAATGCTTGTAGTGTTTGCGAAAAAAAATGTAAAACAACAAATAAAATATATTGTTATACAGTTACTTCAATGAGTTGGAATAAGTTAGATAGTAAAATAATAAATTTTATTTTTTGTAATTCAAAAATTATTATTTTAATTTTATTAGCAATATTTATATTTTATATTCTTAATAAACATTAATTTATTTAAATTTATTCACCTTATGAATCTATTATATATATAATATTATTAAATTTAATTTTAACTTATTGATCTTTAGCCCATTCTATAAGCATTGCAACAGAATAGAAAAATACAAAAATTCCAACCGTCCATAATCTATTTATACCTGGTAATTTACCTTCATCATAATATGTTGATTGCGCATGTGCTGAAGCAACAGCAGTAAATATAACTATACCTATATATAAAAGTAAATCATATTGTATTTTATTTTTAAAATATAAAATATGTTTATGTATATTTTTAATTATATTAATAAGATTATCACTCATTTATATTATTAACATTTTTTTTATTTTTATCTATTTTTAATTTATCTAAATCAAATAATATATTATTATTTTTTATTAATTTATATTCTCCTCTTTTACTAATTCTACTATTACTAATTCTATTATTATAATTATTTAATCCAACAATACCATACGAAAATGATATACCCATGTATTTATTATCTATTTTTTTTATAGATTTTTTATTTGATATTTCAATTAAAATATTTTCAAAAAAATTTATTTGTATATCTACAAATTTTTTTATATTTTTATTTATTTTTTTTATATTTAATAGTCCATCTAGATTTTTACCTAATTTTTTATCTAACATTCAAAAAATATATTATTATATATTATTTTATTTATTTCTTTTATTTACTTATTTTATTTATTTCTTTTATTTACTTATTTTATTTATTTCAATTATTTTATTTATTTTAATTATTTTTTATATTCAATAATTCTGCCAGTATTCTTGCTTCTAATAACATAACCAATATTGTCAATTAAACCCTTATCATATTCTTCTGTAAATTCATTTTTCAAATTTTCAACAATATCTTCGGTTCCAAAGAATCCATGTTCAACACGAGGTTTATTAATACCATGTGCTAATGTACATACTTTAATACGATTTTCACCAGCATAAATAGATCCTCTGGTGCTTAATACATAATTATAAATATATTCACATTTAATATTTTCAGCAACTACTAAATCTAATGGAAAATACCATTCATCGTCATCTTTTTTATCAGTATATTTTGGAACAATTGGATGATATGGTGTTAATGCTACATCTTCATAAATTGACATACAACACATACCATCGGTACATTTCATTTTAGTAACACATTCTACAACAGCTTCATTACCATCATCATCAAATATAATCATATTTTTCTTGATTTCGGACGCTTTTACAGTCTTATTTGGTGAAATCCAAATTTGACAATCTTCATGAATACATCCGTCATTTTGTACACGAGTACTAATTGCCTCACTAAATGATCGTGTTAATTGAACGGGAGCGCTTGGTGTTGCTATACTAGTAGAAGCACTCATAGATCTATATCTTACCGAAGATTCTTGTGAATAATTATATGAAACTCGTTTGGGTTCTGGAAGTTCAAAATTAACCCATGCCTTATTAAGCTTTTGCAAATATTTCTTATCAGATAAAGTCTTATAAAATTGTTCTCCTTCTTGTACAAAATTTGAACACATCATATGAAAATGGTTTCTAATTGCCGCTGCATTATGTAGATGACCCCATACATTTAAATGTTGTGATTCAGTAAAACCAATATATATTTGATCCTTAAGATCCTTAACTAATGCAGTCTGATAATCTTTATTATCTTCATTAACAGCATAATTTTCAGTCTGAATAATTAATTCATCCATTAATGGTTTTAATGTTGTAGTATCTATTAATTCATTATATAATTGTGATTGATATTTACTTAATGCTTGGGCCATATTTAATCTCATACTATGACATTCTATATCAAAATTATTCTCTTCTATAGGTAATGTATATTTTGTATCATTTTTAGTAATACATTTAAATACATAATTAACTGGTTTAATAGTATTATCTAGTTTAAATACAATTTCTTTATTATTATTTAATGAGCCAAAATTTATAGTCAATACATTTTTATTTATAGAATAATTATAAAGATCTAAATATTTAGTAATTAGTTTCATATTATCTTCTGTAATCTCTTTTTCATAAGTAAATGTAGCATAAGAAGAATTACAACATTTATTTAGTATATTAAATAATATATGTGTCGTTACATGTGGAATCATTCCAAAATCAAACATATAATAATAGTTGCCTCCAGTCTTATCTGTAATATCTAATAGTGATTCACGCTCTAAATTTTTACCTAAACCAATCATATGAATTCTAACCTTGTCTTGAAGATTATACTCTTCAATTAAATCAAATGTTGCTGAATCAATACCCGATAAATTAGTACCGGGTCGTGCACGATTTGGTTTCATATAAGCACTAGTATAATTAAATGTAGGTACACCATCTGTTAAAATAATAAGATTTGTCATATTCATATTTTTAATAAATTCAAATGACTGTTCAATACTGCCGATCATATTAGTATCACCTTCTGGATTCATATTACTAATTTTTTGAAGTATTATATCAATATTATCATTCGTAATATAATCTGGTTCAGCAATTGTTTCTATTTTTCGACCAAAACGAATAATAAATACTTTTCTTTTAATATTACATAATTGCTTACAAATCATACCAGCAGATTGCTTGACAATTTCCAAATTGGAAATTGTTTTTGTTTCACCTTCTACGGTAATTGTGTTTGTTGTACCCATAGATGCAGATGTATCAATCGATATTCCAATAGATTGATCATCTTCATCATTTTTATATGTTTTTATACAATAAAAATCTGTATTAGAAGACATATCTGTTTTAGACGATACACTAGCATTAATTTTTGAATTTTCTGGATTAGCAAAGAGAAACAACATATGCTTATATTTATTAATTTTTTCCTTAATGGTAATAATTTCTTTTGTATATTTATCAATATCTTCTTTTAAACTAATAATTTTTCCACGAGTAGCAGTGCTTGGATTACAATCATTTATACTAGTAATTTGACTACATCTATTCAATGGACAACTAGTATTAGAAGAATACCAAGTATCTAGTGCCGATTTTTCAAAATCTATTCCACAACATGCTGTATTATATGGATTTTCAAATACAGATTGAGTAATAGGGCATATATAGCTTTCTAATTCGGTTTTTTTTTCTTGTAAAATAATTTTCTTATCATTCAAAAGTGCTGATTCAGTAGCAATGCGTTTACGAGCCGTCTCCATACTTTTATGATAACGAAAAAAAATATAAAAATCAATTTTATAAATTATAATTGTGAATATGTTATATCAGACATAAACATTATTATTTCATTAAATGACCAAATTCCATATCTACTTTTAACTATATTTGAAGTAAAATTATTATTCATATTATCATATAATGTTTGACGAGCATCTACATTATAATGCGGATTTATCACATGTAAATATTTATTATTATATTCATCAATAGATATTCCTACAACACTATATAAATGCTCACTAATTATACCGGGTATATCTATATTATTTAAATGACCATTAATACCAATTACACACGGACAATTAATTTTATAAATATTATTTGGAATAATTTCAACATTATTATTATTTTCAATATTATTAGTTAATATACGCCATATTTTTTGAATTAAAAGTGTTGGATATTTTTTAAATAAAATATCTAAATATTTAATAAAATCATTTTTCCATTCTGAATTTATAATAGTTTCTTTACAGACTTCATAATATAATTGGGTCTTATTATCAAATAATCTATTAATAACTATTTTTGATTTATATCCAGTTAAATTTTCTAAAACATTAAATGCTATTCCACCTTCATTTAATAATTTACTGATATCATTATTATAGAATTGCTTAATATAACCATATTCAATTTTTTTTACCCAATCCTTATTTTTAGATGAAATATTAAACTCTTTTTCATTATATAAAAAAAGTAAAGTATTTTTTTCAAATATATCATTGTTTTTTATATAATAATTAAATGTTATTTCATTGTTTTTTTCATTTATTATATTTGATACATATAATTCTCCTAAACTTGATAAAATAGATAATATACTTGATAAAATAAAACAATCACCTTCCTTACCTTGTCGAATATCCTCTATATTCATAAAAAAATATTTTTATAATTTAATATAAGTAAACCTTTTTAAGTCTTTTATCATATTTAATTTAGTTCGTTTGTATGTTTAAAGTGTATTAAGTTTTTAATCCTAACCAGATAGATTGTGCTTCTTCAGTATAATCTTCATTTTTAACATATAAACGAATAATTGTTTCTGATTGTTTAGTAGGAATAATAAAACTATTTTTAGAACTATTAATTGTAAATGCACTATTTGTTTTATTATTAAAATAATATACTTTTGATAATGGATCACTACAATTACTAGCTAAACTAATTGTTACATAATCTAATACAACTTTTTCATTATTAATTTTTTCATAATCTATTGTTGGTCTTGTAGGATTTATCTTAATATCTTCATTAATCATAATAGGTAATTTTCTTTCATAAATGGCTTCTAATTCTTTATGTTGATTCATAATAGTAGAATCTGTAAAATGAATAAAATCAATGCCGGTATTTTTAATTTTTTTCATAATAGGAATAAGTAAATATTCAAATGCTTTTACAGTACGATGATTATAAATTTGTTTATGTAATCTATATCTACACGAAAATAGTAAATATATATCATGTTGTATTTTTTCATGCCAAGCTAATACAAGAGAATTATTATAATATAATACTTTTACCATTGTTAAAATTCTAGAAAAATCATTATGAAATAAACCAATATGATATGAATCACGCAAAATATAGTCTATTTTATCAACATCAATATGATTAATTTTATTATTCACAATTTGATATAACCAATGATCTTGTAAATGTGATGGAGGATCAATAATATTACAAATAATCTCAATCTCTTTTTTTGATAATTCTAAATTATATTTTTTTACCATATTTTTAAAAATATCTAATCCTCTATATTCATGTTCATATTCTGCTTCATCCTTAACATAATGATCGTATAAATGACTAAAAGGTCCATGTCCAATATCATGAATTAGTGCAGCAATTCTAACTAATTCAATTAAACGATCTGTAATTTTCAATTCGGGTTGTTTTAAATATAATTCATCCATCATTATTCCGGCTAAATGACTAACACCAATAGAATGTTCAAAACGATTATGAGAAGCACTAGGAAATACTAAATATGTAGCACCAAGTTGTTTAAGATCACGCAGTCTTTGAAATTCATATGTATCAATAATTTGGGTCATTAGTGGTGTAAGTGTAATAAACTTATGAATAGGATCATATATTTGTTTATAACTCATTTTAAAATAAGAAATACTTGATTATGAGTAATAAAAAAATCAATTTGAAATTAAAAATTGATTTTTATTAAAGTAATTATTTAGAAAAACAAATGATATCTGATTCAAAAAAACTATACAATTTACCAAACGATATACTTGATAATATTTTCTACAAAAATGAAATAAATAATAAAACATTAGCACAAATAGTAATGTCACATACATTATTAAAAACTTTTATTATGATTAAATATAAGAAATTATATTTCAGTAATTTACTAAAATTTCAAAATAATTTATCTAATTTAGATAATATATATGAAATAGATATATTTGAACATTTAGGTATAATTGATACATATATGTTTAAAAATTGTAAAATACTTAAATTACGAAGTTGTTTTAATATACATGATGTATCACAATTAGGTAATGTGGAGTATTTAGACTTATCAAATTGTTTTGAAATTCAAAATGTATCTATGTTAGGTAAATGTCGTCATTTAGAACTATCAAATTGTAATAAAATAAAAGATGTTTCTAATTTAGGAAATATAGAATATTTGGATCTTAGTCATTGTGATAAGATTACAGATATTTCAAAATTAGGAAATCATAAATATTTAAGTTTGCGTGGATGCAATAAAATTAAAAATATAGATAGTCTTGAAAATGTTAATAAATTAGATTTAACTTATTGCGAAGGAATTCATAATATATCAATATTAAAAAATGTATATTATTTAGATGTTAGTTATTCACCTTATATTGAAATAAACGATTTTATGAATAATAATACATTAAATGCGATTAATACAAATCTAACAAATGAAGATATTGTATTTTTAAAAAATATAAGTGAATTAAATATTAGAAATTGTTATTGGATTACAGATTTATCACCATTAAATAATATAAAAAAATTAGATATAAGAGGTTGTAGAAATATATTTGAATTACCAACAACAAATGATTTAGAATTTTTAACTATATCTAGTGCATTATTTCATACTCCTCCTATTAATATGCAAATACAAAATAGTAGTTGTAAATTAAGTGTTGATTATTTTCAATAAATAATTTAAAACTATAAATACTAATAATTATATTGAAAATGGATAAGGTGAAAATTTTTCATTTAAACAATAATAAATATTATATATTTTTAGAGAAATATAAGGATATTGTAGAAACAAAAATTAAAAGTAATTTTTTAACTATAAAAAAAATTGAAGAACCCATTATTCAGAATAATCAGAATAATCAGAATAATCAAAATAATTTAAGTATAAATGAATGGGAAAAAATGGAAACATTATTACAAATGGCTAAACATGGTTTTAATAAAGTTTATGGTTGGCGTTTTACAGATATACATATTTCAATAAAAAATTTAGACTTGGTAAAAACTTTAATAAATGATAATTATAATTTTTTAAAAAGTCATAATATAAATACTGAATGGTCAAAATTATTAGATATTTCAATAGAAAATGAAAAAAAAAGACATGCTAAAACAACTTGTTTTTTATGTTGTAAAAAAGGTCATTTTGCTATTGATTGTAAAGAAGAATACGATATAGATGGAGAATATATTAGATGTGAATCTATTATATCTGAATCTAATATATCTGAATCTAATAAATATATTAAAAAAAAATATAAAAAAAAACCAAACACAAGACAAAAAATTTCTAATAAGTATTATTCAACTCGAAAATAAAATAAAATAAAATAAAATAAAATAAAATAAAATAAAATAAAATAAAATAAAATTAAAATGCTTCGGTGCCATTTAATTTACGCAATTTTTCATAACTAAGCCAAAATATTATTTGCCATGGGGCAAGTCGTAGCCATACTGCAGTAAATCCTTTATATAGTGCAAATGGTCCCTCATTTTTAACTGTTTTACTAAAACAATCTATTATTCCTTTATATTCACTATTTGTTTTCATTAATCGTGATTTAATAACATCTGCTGGAGTACAACAAATTGCCGCCGCAAATCCAGAACATATACTAGAAGAAAAATGAATTAATGGACCATCATGTAGTTGTGTTTTTTTTTTTATAAATTTTTTTGCATAATCATATGTTGCTAATTCACCTAAATTAACTAAAACCGCACGTGCAATATTTGGTGTAGCACCTTTCCATAGACCCTTGAAACCATTTGTTTGTATAATTGATTGAATTGTTTTATAAATAGATAATTGTATATTATTTTTAGAATTAGTAATATATCTAACTTTTAATAAATCAAATGGACTAGCAAATAATTGAGATATTCCTCCAGATATACCTCCTATAGTAAATTTATATAAAAAATTATCAGATTTAATATTTTTTTTAAGAAATTTATTTTCTCGTAAAGTTTCATATAAATTCACTCTACACGCTGTATAAATTGAATGTCTCATAAGTGCCGGTTTTAAACCAGTATAAATTTGTAATTTATTTGTTTTTATAGATTTCATAAAATATGTAGTAAATTTACCGGTTTTATTAATTTGAAGTAATGTTTTAATATAATCAATAGGATATGTACATGTTTCTGATACACAAGCTGATATCTGAATTATTCCAATATTTTTAATTTTATCAGAATTCATTACAGATAAATATAAATAAAAAAAAAATCTATAAGTTATTTATATTATATTTAACATTTTTCACATATAATATCTAAAAATTATTTTATAAAAATAAAAATCCATATTTTTATTAGCTCTTTTTAAATATATAAATAATTCATAATTTTTACCTTGAATTTTTAAAACATCAAGATTGAAAATTGGGTCATTTAATAAATAATTAAATGAAATTTTTTTTATAACATTATTATTATTTTTTATAATAAATTCTAAATATCCAGTATCAGTATCTAAATAAAACGGTTTTTCATACATTAAATAATATGATTTTGTATCTTTATTATAATAATATTCTAAATTAAGAACTGTTTTATCTTTTATTTTTTTATTTTGTATAAGATCTAATTTATATTTTTTATTTTTCAATAATGTGTATCCAATTAATTCCGTTATATATTCTCTATATTTAGTATTTTTTACTATATCAATACAACTACATATATTATTAGTTTCTTCATCTGCTACAATATTATCATAATCTTCTAATAATTTACTCATTGATAATATATTTATATATATATAATACTAATAATGTTTATATATATATATAAATTACTATAATATGTATATGTTTATATATAAATAAAATAATATAGTAAAATAGTAAAATAGTAAAAATGAATTGTAATTTAGATGAAATGAAAAAAGGAGGTAAAATACATTATGAAGTAAATAAATATATTAATAGCATTATAAAACCTAATATTAAATTATTTGACTTAGCAAATATAATAGAAAATAAGATTAATAATTTAACATATCATAATACAAAAAATCCATTAGAATGTGGCATAGCATTTCCTACTGGATTATCTATAAATAATTGTGTAGCACATTGGACTCCTAAATTAGGTTGTAATAGATTATTATTAGAAGATGATGTTATAAAAATAGATTATGGTGTTCATTTTAATGGTTCTATAATAGACTCTGCATTTACTTTTTGTTTTAATCAAAAATATAAACCATTATTAGAATCATCTAAAACTTCAACAGAAATAGCAATTAAATTAGCCCGTCCAGATATGTTATTATCTGAAATAGGGCGTGAAATAGAAGAAAATATGGCTAGTTATGAAATAGAATTAAATAATAAAATATATCAAATAAAACCAGTACGATCATTATGTGGTCATGAAATTAATAAATATAAAATTCATGCTAATAAAATAATACCCAATATATATGTAAAAGATTATAATGAAAGAATTTGTGAAGATGAATTTTATGCCGTAGAAACATTTGCTACAACTGGTAGTGGATTAACATATGAAGATAATGATGATTGTAGCCATTTTATGGTAAATTACAAAAAAGATATAAAAAAAGCAGATATTCCAAATAATTCTAATCAAATGTGGAAATTTATAGCGAAATATTATAATACATTAGCATTTTGCGATAGATGGATAATTGGTAAACATTTAATGAAAAACAATAAAAAAGAAACATTAGACAATAAGAACTTTAATAAATATTTAAATAATATGTATAAAACAAATATAATAAATAAATATCCACCTATTTATGATACAGAAAAAAAAAGCTATAGTGCTCAATTTGAAGAAACTATTTATGTAGGAGACACTAAAACTATTATTTTATCAAAATAATTAAATTAATTAAATTAATTAATTCGGTTATTTTTAAATTTTTTTTTCTTTATAAAAATTAAAAATGAATGATTTAATAAAAACTCAATTTTACGAATATTTACAAAAATTTTTATTAGAATTAGGAAAAAGTTCTAAGAAAATTAAAAAAGTAATTGATTCTGATTATGCTGATATTAAAAATGATGAATATATTGAATGTATAAAAAATAATATTTATGTACATAAGACACAATTTTTAGGTAAGGAAGAAGAATTAGATGATTTTTTTGAAAAAACCCAAGTTGAATTATTAGATAAAATAAATATATCTGAAATTTGGACTAAAAGCAAAAGTGATAATAAAAATGCAATAATTCAATACATTAAAGTATTTGTATTTATGTTTGAAACAGCATCTAAATCCGAAGATGAAGATAAATCTCAAGAAAATAGTGAAGAAGAATCTGATGAAGAAACAAAAACAGAAAACGATGAAGAACAGAAAAAATTTGAAGATGCTTTAAAAGATTCATTATTAAATAATGATGAAAATTTAAAGTCATTTTGCGAAACATTAAAAGAAGAAGATAATAGTATTGTAAATCTAGCAAAAAGTATAGCAGAAGATTTAAAAAAAGATAATAGTAGTAATAGTGAGGATGGAACAGATAATTTAATGAATATGTTAGGTGGAGGTGGTGGTGGAATAGGTGGTTTAATAAATACAATTACTAGTAAATTAGATAATGATATTAAATCTGGTAAGATAGATCAAAATAAATTATTAGGAGATGCTCAAAAAATGATGGGTCAAAATAATTCATTATTTGGAGATTTATTAAAAAATATGAATCCAAATAATATGAATTTTGGAGCTAATATGCCATCACAAAATTCTAATGAAGTTAAAGAAGAGAAAAAAAAAGGACCTAAAAAAAAGAAAACTACTAATAAAAATAAATAATCAATGAATAAATAAAAATTAATAATAAGTAAAAATGAATAAGTAAAAATGAATAAATAAAGATTAATAATAAGTAAAAATAAATAAATAAAGATTAATAATAAAATTAAAAAAAAAATGTATTATAAAAAATAAATGGAAGAAGTTTTTTGGTTTAATGATATAAGTATATTATATAAAAATTGTTATATATTTTTACCTAGTACAAATTTTTCATTAATTAAGAATTTAAATGCTATAGTTCGTTTTTTTATTCTATATTCTGTATTATGTTTTGTAGTATATCAAGATACTGATGTATTTTTACCACTATTATTAGTAATGGTAATATCAATTATATTATATTATATTCGCGAATATATAAAAGAGCCATATGAAAACTTAGTTGGTAATCACGATAGTTCAAAATTTCAATCTATTGTAAAAAATAGTAAAGTAGAAGATGTTATTAAAACTAGTACTCCAAATAATCCTATGATGAATATAAATGTAATGGATTATAATAATAATAAAAATATTAAAATAGATGAGACTATCACAGATGAAATTAAGAATAAAAATTTAAATAATAATTTATTTAATGATATTGGAGATATGTCAAATAAAAATATGTTAGAAAGAAATTTTTACACTAACCCTATTAATACTGTTCCTAATGATCAAGGTGCTTTTGCTAAGTGGTTATATGATTCTGGTCCTACTTGTAAAGAAAATACTAGTGTATGTGTTAATACTATTCCAGAACGCTTATCAATGGGTATGGGTACAAATCAATAAAAATATATTATTAGATTATTAATTTAATATAACAAGTAATAATATATTTTTTTTTGAATTTTGTAGCAAATAATTTAATGAAAAACAAATATGTAATGTATATATATATATATCATAATGAAATATGCCGCATATGAAAAATTAGATGTAGAATTAGAAAAAACTTTAGAAGAAAATAAGTGTATGTATAGAAAAATAGAAAATAATTTACATAGTAATAAATGTTCTCAATCTTCATCTACTAAAAATTTAGAATATATAATAGATGAAGAAAGTACTGATAAATGTAAATTATCGGTTATGACTCAATCTAATAGAATTGAACCTATAGTAATGTCAAATAAAAATAATAAACAATTAAATTCTAGAATTATTAATACAATTCCATATAGAAATTATACAGAATTTGAATATAATCCAGAATTAGAAATAGTAATAAATTCGGGTCTTCAAACAAATAATAGAAAATCAGTAAGTAATACAAGTGAAATTCAAACCGAAGAAAAACCTATGACTAAATTTGTTAAAAATAGACTAGATGATAAAAATAGTAAATTTGATATATCTCGTTTTCAATTATCTAGTAGACAAATTAAAGGAAATAAAACATATATTAAAAATTATAAAAAAGGTTTAAAAAAAATTAAATCATCTTTAAATAATAATTAATAATAATTAATAAATTTTTTCTAATTAATATATATACAAATGAGTTCAAATAGACTAATTTATGACGAATGTGCTTCTGTCAATCAAAATAATGCTAATAAAAATCAATTATCTTGGGTTGTAGATAATAACAGATTCCAAAATACCAATAACTGTATGATTGATTTAGGTGTTAATGGTGGTAATACAACTATAAATAATCATATTAGTGACAGAATTGATGTTGAAACTAAATTATTTGGAATTGGTAATCATGATTCTAAATGCAAGGGTATGTCTGCTATTGAAGAAAAAGATACTGGTTTACCTACTTGCAATTTTTACAATGGTTCATTAAAACCAGCAAGTGTTGCCCAAAATGAAGTTACAAATAACAGATGTAATAATAAAGTTGAATAAGTAATCTAATATAAATTAAAATAAATATTAATCACAATAAAATAAATATTAATCACAATAAAATAAATATTAATCACAATAAAATAAATATAATTATTTTTTTATTTATATATTTGAAATAAAAATATAATATAATATATTATAAGAATGAGTTTTAGTAGAAAAAAATATGATGAACAATGTTATATTAATCAAAATAAAAATGATGACTCTATTAATAATTATTTATTAAATGCTCCAGAAAATGATTGTGATAACTGTTATCAATCTAATCCAGAAATTAGATTCCAAAAAAAAGCAGTTAGAGAAGATGTATCAGTAGAAAATGAATTATTTGGAATTGACCGAAAAGATACTTGTAATAATGAACATAATGGTTGTAATGATAGTGTATGTAAAACCCAAACTTTTGATTCAGTCAAAGAACCAGAAAATCAAAATGAGTGCACATTCAATACTGTTAATAGCAGATTTAATTCTGTTAAAAATTTAAAAGAATTATCCGCTAATAGATGGCAATGGTTACCAATTGATCCTCAAAAACACGCTATTTCTGATATGTCTGCATTATCTTCTAGAAATCATGTTAAAGATAACTATGAAGCTGATTACGATACTCCAACAGATTCTACAGATGATGTTAATTTTCCAAGTAATGTTCAAGAAAAATTTACAGTTCCAGTAAAAGTTACACCATATTAATAAGTTATTTTATATATTTAACATGAATTGTTGTCTTATATAAATATAATACTATATCTTCATACAATTTTTTTTTGTCATCTATAATTAACTCATATTTATTCAAATCAGATACTATTAAATTATAAATATGGGTTATTTCTGTTTTATTATCTAATTGCCAATTCTTAAATTTATTATCCATAATATAGTTATAGTATTAGATTATATATATTTATTATTATATATTTAAGTCTATTATTTATATAATATTTAGTTTAAAACAAAAATAAAATAAAAAAAATAATAGAGTATTAACTAAAAAATAATAAATTGAAAAAAAAATAATATTATTAATAAAATTATTAATAATATTATTTATTATTATTACATTTAAATTTTAATTCTGTTTTTTCAGTTAATACTCTATTATTTAGTATATGTTTTAATATTTTTTCGGCTTCTTTTGCATCATTACAGTATGATTGTAGAGATTCTTTTAATAATTTTTGTGAAATTACAGATTGACTTTTATTATTTTTAATTTCAAAATGTGAATTATTATAAGATAAATCAGATTTTTGATTTTTTTTCATAAAATGAATAATCCCATCTGATAATTTTTTATTATATTCTCTTAAATCTTTCATTTTATTATTAAGTGATGCCATTTTTTCATTAGTATTAACATATTCATTAATAATTTCACTTATTTTCATTTTATATATTATACATATTTTTTTTTTAAATAATTTATTCGCATGGAGGACAATGAGTTGTTCCAATTTCGAATGTAAGTCTACCAGTATCGGGTTCCATTGTGCTCATATTCCAAGGACTAACTTCAACTTGTGGATTAGCTGGAGCAGAACGGAGATCATAGTTTTTACGAGAACGTTGAGTTTGTGTAGGAACACCAATTATTTGTTCACTTTTTGATAATGAAGCAGTAAGGAAGTTATTACCTTGCATATCCTTAGAATCAGCTGGTAATAATTCACTTGGATTTAATTTAGTTTTTTTAGAATCAGCGGGTTTTTCAGTTGAAGCTAACATATGATATTTATCACTGTCTTCTAAACCAGTTATATTAAATTCAGCAGCTGGTGTAGCTTTTTCTTCGGCAACTTCGGCAACTTCGGCAACTTCGGCAACTTCGGCAACTTCATTTGAAGCTGGGGCTACATTTTCACTTGATTCTTCATCAGCATTATCATTAGCAACTTTTTCATAATTATAATAATCAGGATCATTAAAATCTAATTCGGAGTCTGATTCAACTTCGGTATCAGATTCTACAACTGGTTCTTCTTTTGGTTGTTCTTGTTCAACTGGAGCATTTTCAGCACCACCCTTTTGAGCGTTCTTATTACAACTGCAAACAATTTGATAAACAAGGAAAATTGCTAAAAGTATTAAAATACATTGACACATTTGGTTTCCACGGAGTCTCATAATATATATATATTGTAAATATTTTTTTTTTGTTTTAAATAAATTTCCCATTAAATGAAACAAGGTGAAAATAATTGATTGATAATTTTTAATTTTGAAATATTAAATTTAAAATAAATTTAAAATAAAATACAAATTATGGATATATTATTTATTAACAATATACGAGGTATAGCATTTATTATGATGTTTATATATCATATATTCGTATTTTTATACGCATTAACTAATTATAATTATTTGAATAATACATTTTTAGATTTTATTGGATCAATCTCTAGAAATATATTTATATTATTAGTAGGTGTATCGCTATATTTATCATATAAAAATTCAGATAATATGACAGAATATAGAAAAAAACAATTACTGCGTTCTATTAAAATATATTGTATTGCAATTTATGTTACTATTATAACATATTTCACAATTAGAGAAAAATATGTTGTATTTGGTGTATTACATTTTATTGCTGTTAGTATATTATTATTACATAATTTTGTAAATAATAGTTTTATTTTAATTATAATTTTATTAATATGTTTATTATTATCTAATTATAAATATATATTTAAAATATCTGGTTATAGTAATTTTACTAATTATTTAAATAATATAATTGGTTTTAGTATATATAAAAATACAATTGATAGTTTTCCATTAATAAAATGGATTCCAGTTGTAATTATTGGTATTTTTATTGGGCGTTTTATTTATTATTATCATAAAAAAATTTATAATATTAATAAGAAAAATAAAACTACTAAAAAAAATAGTTCAAATAGAAATACTAGTCAAAAAAAACAAAATATATTATCATTCATTGGTAAAAATACACTGCTTTTATATGTTATTCATATACCAATTATTATAATTGCTATTAAAATATATATGAATTATATTAAATAATTATGCTATTTTTGATTTTTTAGAGGTAAGTAATGATTTTCGTAACTTATTTATATTTGAACTATTTGTTTTAGTCATTTTTTGTTTTATTTTTAATACTTTTGTATTATTTTCTATACAAGTAGTCATTCCTAATATATCTATTATTTTTTCACTTTGTTTATCATATTTTATTTTACCTATATTTAAATTTACAAAATCCATAGTTTCTTTTATTTCTAAATTATGTTTATAAGTCAGTTCTACTATAAAATCTTCAATTAATTTTTCTTTTTTTATATCTGATAAATCTTTCCATCCTAAAACAATGTTTGGTTTATCAATATCTTCATCTTCAATACTATATTTTTGAGAACTATGAATATCAAAATCTGCTTTCTTATTTTTTCTAACCTTGTGCATTTCTAAACAATAATTTAAACTATCTAATTGTTTACAATAATAATCCTTTTCTACTGGTTTATCTATATTTTTTTTAGTTGTATTTGTTTCATTTTTTTCATTTTTTTCATTTTTTTCATTTTTTTCAGTTGTATTATTTTCAATATCAGATATTGTTTCATTTTTAATATTATCAATCATTTCAAAATTATCAGTTATTTCATTTTTAATTTCCTTATTTTTATTTTTTATATTTAATAATATTGAATCTAGTTTGTCTTCATAATTGTCAAATGAATTATTCATTATAAATTATATATATATATATATAGAGTATAAATTCTAAATCAATTTAAGATTTTGTATCAAATATATAGTTTTTAGATAAATATTTTAAATGTATTCTTGAAAAAATTATATCTATATAATAAAAGGTATCATATATATTTAATTTTAAATATTTATATAACTGTCTACGGTTTTTTATATTTATTCCTAATATAGATTTTGCTTGAATAATATAAAATTTTTTATTTTCATTACAATTTTCTTCACTTAAATATAAATCATACAACTGAAGAAAGTATTTTAAAATTTCCTCTGTTTTGTCTTGTGATACACATATATTAAGTATTTTTAACCATCTAATTTGTATAGTATTATATATAAATACTGATATATTATGCTTTAATTTTGAAATAATTTTATTAATGCATTTTTTTATTACACAGAATTTTGCATTATGTTTTATTAAATATATAATATAATAAATTAATTTATCAGATTGATAAAATATTTCATTATTTTTTTTTAAATAAAAAATACATTTTTTTACAAGATTTATATCTATTTTTCTCTTATTAGTCTTAACATTATTATAAAATTCATCTAAATAAATAAACATAAATAATAGGATATAATAATTTATATTTAAATTATATATTTAAATTATATATAAAATTGCGTATATTTATAGTTATAATATTATTATAAATAATAATGGGTGATTTTACAGAAAAAAATCTGAATTTAGATAATAATAGTATTGATATTCAAGTAATTAAAGAATCTGATGTATCTAGTAATGATTCCGAAAATGATTCATCAAATATTCCAGTAGATAATGGTGTTGCAAATATTGGATTAGATTTATTAGCAAATGTTAATAAAATGCATAAATCTGATTTAGAAGAAGAAGATAATAAAAATCATGAAGAAATAGATTTAATGAAAAAAACTAATGATTCTGATTCAGATAATGAAGAAGAAGAAAAAAAACATAAAAATGATGATGATGATGATTCGGATGATGAAGATGATTCAGATGATTCTGATTCAAATAGTAAAGATAATACTAATTATAACTATAATCGTAGTGAATCAGTACAACCTTCTTTAGAAGATATAATAGAAGAAAAAAAGAAATTATTATATGAATTTGAAAGAATGAAAAAAAGAGGTATTCCAATGTCTAAACAATTTTCATTAGCTTCAAATATTGAAGAAATGAGATATGAATTTGATAAAATTAAGAAACAAAGAGAAGTTGAAAATAGTGTAATGTTTTCAAGAAAAATGTTAATGGCAGTTGTAACAGCTATTGAATTTTTAAATAATAGATTTGATCCTTTTGATTTAAAATTAGATGGATGGTCTGAGAATGTACATGAAAATGTTAATGAATATGATGATATATTTGAAGAATTACATGAAAAATATAAGTCTACTGGTAAGGTCTCACCAGAAATTAAATTATTATTAACTTTAGGTGGTAGTGCATTTATGTTCCATTTAACAAATAACATATTTAAATCAGCTATGCCTCAATTTGAAAGTGCTGTAGGAAATAATCCAGATTTATTAGGACAAATGATGAATAAGAACGGTCAAAATAATAATTCATCTAGACCCAATAATGGAGGCGGTAGAGGAGGTGGGGGAGGAGGTGGATTAGATATGGGAGCATTATTAGGAATGATGAGTGGTATGGGTGGAGGTGGTGGCGGAATGGGTGGTTTGGGTGGATTAGGTGCAGCTATGGGGGGAATGGATGGAGGTATGGGTGGTGGTATGAACGGAGATATGGATAATATTCCAGAAGTTAAAAAATCTAAAAAAAGTATGGATGGTCCCCAAGGTTTAGATACACTATTAGAAACACTTGAAACATCTAATGAAAAAACTATTAACACAACTTCAAAAAAAAAGTCTAAAAAGAAGGGAATGAGTTTTTAATTTATAATATGAAGTTATCTAAATCATCATCATCGTCATCATCGTCATCATCATCATCGTCATCATCGTCATCATCGTCATCATCGTCATCTGAATCATCATCGTCATCTGAATCATCATCATCATCTGAATCATTATCATCGTCTGATTCATTATCATTCTCTTTATTCTCCTCCAATTCTTCTGAATCAGAATTATCATCATCTTGATTAGTATCATTATTTACAATATTAGTATTAGATGTTGAATTAGATTTATTATCCATAAAATTAACAAATTGTTCAATACCAGATAATGGTGGTATAATTGATGTAATAGCATATTTAATAACAGAACCACCTTTCATTTTTTTTTTTAGATTTACAATATTAAATATTAATATTAATAATAATATATAACCAATTTCTTTATTATTATATATTACAATAAAATTTAATAGTAAAAATAAGAATATTATAGGATATGTTTTTAATAATTCAAAATTAATTATATTGAAATAAAATAATAATATTAATATAATTAGTATAATTGAATTTTTATTATTCATAATAATTATATATAATAAAAAAAAAATATAAACAACTATAATTTATTTACAATAATTTACCTCTTCACCTTGTATTTTATCTAATTGTGTTTTTGATACATTTGAAATAATATTTTGATTTTGACTAATACCCTCAATTGATTGATAAATCTCTTGTTGTTGATTGCTTGTATCTAATAAATTAAATATTTCTTCATTTTTTTCTTCATTTTTTTCTTCATTTTTAGTAGATTTATTATTAGCTTCTAATTTATTAATATCTAATTCTAAATGATTACCCGTTTCTAATTCATTAATATCTGATTCTAAATTATCATCTGATTCTAAATCATCATCTGATTCTAAATCATCATCATCTGTTTTAGAATTAATAGTATCATTATCAGATGATTTTTGTACAATAACAAAATATAAAATAACTAATAAAATCATTGTAGTATTATTATTTAATACAAATGTCAATAATAATAATAGTGTAAGTAAAACAAATGGATGCATAATTATTTTAGTAATATTTTGTGGTAATTTTATAAATGATTCTTGAAATAACATAATTATTAAACAAATTAATAGATTTATTTGATCATTGGTATTATTTAAATTCATTATATTAATATAATAGAAAAAAATAATAATTTATATAAATATAATGAATTATTGTTCCATTGAAGATGCATGGGGAAATAATTTTAATACAAAATATTATGAATTTGAAGATAATAATATTGTAAAATTTGATACTATAGAAAAAATAAAACAAAATGAAACAAATGAAATAAATGAAATAAATAAAACACCAGAAAATTCGAATCAAAAAGGTGGATTAAAAAAAGCAAAACAAAATAAAGCAAAACATATAGAAAAACAAAAAAGAAAAACACAAATAATTGAAAAAAAAATTAATGAATTAAATAAACTTAAAAAAAGAGTAGAAACCAGAAAAAAATATTTAGCATTAAAAAAACAAGCGTTAAAAAAAAATCATAATAAACATATAGAAAAAAAATATATAGAAGATAAAAATAAAATTACTGGTGGTGGATTTGAAATAAATATATGTGATAAATATATTTTATTAGGTCTTGTATTATTATTTATTATAGATTATTTTGGAAATTTATCATATTAAAAATTTAATAAAACATTTTATTTAATTTTTCTTTAATATGCATCCATGATATATATAATATACCAGTTGTATTTTTTTCATCTTTACAAATATTTGCAGCTTTTAAATCAGCTGGACTAAAATAATGCACTTTGAATTTACTTTTTAATTTTTGCACTATAAAAAATACACATTCATCAATATTATATAAAGGACATGACATGCAAAATCGAGGTATTTCAAAAAAACAAGAAAACTGATCGTTATTAGCATGCCATTTAATTTTTTTTTCACATTTGCTTAAAATAATATTGAATGTTTTTACTTTTTGTTGTTCTTTTTTTTTATTATTCTTATAAATACTTTTCCATAAGGTTTTATCTGAATCCATATTTATATTATTATATTAAATTATAATAAATTATTCACAAATTTAACACTTAAATTATTCACTTAAAAGTATTTCACTATCTACAGTATCATTATTCTCTTCTTCTTCAACAATTAAATTTGTTTGTTTAGCAACTGGGATATCTACTATATTGGCCTTACTATTAATAGTATTTATATCATTTTTTATTTGGTCCATAAATCCATTAGAATCTTTTGCATTTAAGTCCTTCATTCGTTTTTTTATAGTTAACGGTATATTTTTACGATTTAATCTTCCATTTCCTAAGAATATATTTAATATTATTATATTTTCTTCTAATGTTCTAGATTTAACATGTAACATATATTTATGTGAATCATACGATATATAATTATGAAATTCGGATAATGAACTAATATATTTTTCATCTAGTTTAAATTTATATGATACTGTTAAAAATGGATATTTAGGATTAAATACTCCATCAATATCATGTACATATTCATCTCTAATACATATTTCTTTAAAAATAGTTGGAATTTTATAAAAAATTGTATTTTTTAAATTATTTGTCCAAATTGCTATACCATTTTTTTTTACATCTAAGATTTCGGGTCTACCAAATAATTTCATTATTGTTATTAAAACTCTACGAGCTAATTTATTTTCCCAATTTACAGACATACTAGTTTCATAATTAAAATAATTTTTTTCAGTATCATAAATAATACTTCCTTGAGTATTCCAAAATATAGGAGAATTTTCCATTATATAATATATATATATATTAATATTATTTATCTAAATTTATTTATTTAATTATAAAAAAAATATCATACTTATTTTAATTTTATTATTTATTTTTATTTTATTTTATTTTATTTTATTTTATTTTATTTTTATTTTTTATATAAATAATTAGTATATGTTTATACTATATTTAAAACCCGGATGTCCTTACTGTGCTGAATCAATGAGTCTAATAAAAAAATACAAATTAAAACATAAATTTATTGAAGTAAATAGTGAAAATAAAAGAGAACAATTAAAAAAAAAACATAAAATGGAAACTTTCCCCCAAATTTTTTATTTAAAAAATAAAAAACGATCCCTTATTGGAGGAAATGATCAATTAAAACAAAAAATTATTTTATGTAAGAAAATAGCCAAATCTATTATAAATAATAATATACAAATGGATTTAGAAATTGTAAATAGTTTAAAATCTCATAAAAAAATTAAATCTTTTATTAACAAATGTAAATAATTATATATTATTATTTGTAATTTTATTTTAGTTGTTTCATATTTACTTATATAATTTTTCTAAATAAAAATTAACCCAGAATGTAAATATTATTCCCTTACACATTTGTTTTTTTAATAATAAATAAAGTTTTTTTTGACCTTTTCTTTTTTTATAATATGTAAGAATATTTGTATCATTATTTTTTTTAGATTTAAAAATAGTTTTTGACATTATATCTATATATAATAATTCATTAAAATAACTTTTAGATATACTTAAATCATTCAATACATCACCATAACCCATATTATATTATATTTATTATTCTGTTTATATAAATGACTTAGATATTATTCACTATTATTATATATGTAATTATGTCTAAATATCTTAATACTTTAAATGAAATTTGCAATGATGTTATCGAAGATTTAGATATATTTCCTTTTGAATTAGATGATTTTCAAAAACATGCATGTTCCAAAATATCTCAAGGAGAAAATGTCTTAGTTATTGCTAAAACTGGTGTAGGTAAAACTGTTCCCGCTATTTATGGTATTCATAATAGTCAAAAGAAAAATAAGAAAATTATTTACACCACCCCTATAAAATCATTATCTAACCAAAAATATAAAGAACTTGCAGAGAAATTCCCTAGTGTTGGTATTATGACCGGCGATATTAAATTTAATCCAACAGCCCAATGTATTATTATGACAACCGAAATTTTACGAAATATTCTATATAATAGTGGCCCGAATTCTATTTCACATAGTACTAATAGCACTAACATTTCTGATATTTCAATTGATGAAATAGATAAAGTAATTTTTGATGAAGTTCATTATATTAATAATAATGATCGTGGTATTGTATGGGAAGAATGTATGATTCTATTACCTAAAAGAATCACTATGATTATGTTATCCGCCACTATTGATAAACCAGAAGATTTTGCTAGTTGGTTAGGTGATCTTAAACAAAAACCTATTAACTTAATTATTAAAAATAAGCGTATTATTCCATTAACCCATTATTATTATAATACGGGTAGTCTTACAGAAATTGCTGATAATGACGGTAATTTTAAAAACTATGATAAATTACATGAAGAATATAAAATTGAGTCTATTAGTAAACTAATGAATCCTTTTGTAGAATTTTTAAAAAGAAATGAACTATTACCATGTTTATTTTTCATATTTTCCAGAGATAAATGTGAAAAATATTGTAAAATGATACAAAAACATCTCATTACTACAGAAGAATCATGTTTAGTTGATAAAATTTTCAATAGTAAACTTGCTAAATATAAGCATTTATATGATAAAACACCACAATATAATGAATTATATAGTCTTCTTAAAAAAGGTATTGCATATCATCATTCCGGAGTTGTTCCAGTATTAAAAGAAATTGTTGAAATATTATTTGAACGAGGTCTAGTCAAAATACTTTTCTGTACCGAAACTTTTGCCGTTGGTATTAATGCACCTACTAAAACTGCTATTTTTACCAAATTATCTAAATTTAGTGATGGAGGTTTGCGTTATCTACAAACAGACGAATACTTACAAATGGCTGGGCGTGCTGGTCGTCGTGGATTAGATAAAGTTGGTCGTGTTATTATTTTACCAATAGAAGAACTAGTGGAAGAAAAAGTATTACGAAAAATGATTGTCGGCAAATCTCCATGTGTCACCTCTAAATTTTATTATACATATCAGTTTTTACTAAAACTTATTGATAATAAGGATGTAGATTTAAATGATTTTATTGATACCTCACTATATAATATTGATACCATCAAAAATATTAATAGTTGTGAATATGATTTAAAACAACTTGATAATACTATTTTAGAAGTATTACCAGATGATTTAATGAAAACATTTAATAAATATGATTCTAATAAGACTATTATAGATGATCCATATATCAAAATTAAGGGTAATAAGCTAAATAAAATGCGAGCAGAAATGAAAAAGATTGAAATAATGGAGGGATTTGATGATAATTATAAGAAATATATTAAAAATAGAGATTTTGAAAATAAAAAAAAAGACATTTTAAATAATATTGATTATTTGAAAAACTTCAACAAAATAGAAATTAATAACATTATTGATTTCTTACTTAAGCATGATTATGTCACTTTTAATGATACTATTTCAGTATTTAATCCTATTGATAAGATAAATTATATGGATAATTATAATAGTCTTGTATTAAATGTTAAGGGTATTATTGGTAAAAATATTAACGAATGTAATGAAATATTATTTACTGAACTATTAATGAGTAGGATGTTGCATACCTTAAAACCCGCCGAAATTGTCTGTGTATTATGTGTATTTATAGATGAAAAAGGCGATGATGTATATTTAAGTGATTTAGATATACCCGATGCTTGTGTTAAAACCATCAAACAATTAGATAAAATGTCAAAAGACTTATGTGCCGACGAAGCTAGTTTTCATTTAAATATTCGAAGTGAATGGGACCTATTCTATAATTTTGTTGAACCAGGTTATTCTTGGGCTTCCGGTAAAAGTATTCATCATATACATAATTACAATACAGTACAAGAGGGCAATTTTATTCGTAATATTATTCGTATTGATAATTTGTGTGAAAATGTTAAATTAATCTGTGAAATTATTAAGGATTATGAACTATTACAAGCTATTCAACCAATCCATGATTTAATTATTAGAGACCAGGTGACTACGGAGAGTTTATATATTAAATAAATAAACTTTTTAGGAAAAAGTTTAGATCAAAAAATAAATAAACTTTTTAGAAGAATAAAATTGATTTTTATCTATTATTTTAATAACTACACTAGTTGTTAATGCAGTGTGCTATTAGAGAAAAATCTTATCAAGAAAATGATATTCAAAAGTTTATAAAAAAATTTGAAACACTTCCAGATGAGTTGATATATAAGATACTTCACGAAGCACTTCCTAAAAAAAATATAGAACTTGAAAAAGCAATAAAATTAGAAGCATCACTTTTTAGAATGCGTGAAATGTTTAATAAACAGTGTAGGATTAGAAACATTATGACTTGGGATAATTATCTTAAAAATTCAAATGAAGATCTTCATGAATTATTTAACACTTTTAAAAATTGTGGTTGTTGTAAGCGTCATTCAACTAATGTTTATTATAATATAAATAATGAACCTATACCACATTTTACTGGTAAAATAACTGGTTCTCTTACACGAAAAAAATTTCATAATAAAATTAATGTAAATGACAAAATGTGCATGTGTCCTTGTAGAGGATATATGCGAACACTTATTCATTGTATCCCTATTACATAATATTTTTATTAAACTATTACTAGATTAAATTTTTTTTTTATGTATTATTAAAATTGATTTTTATATAAAGTATTAATACACTACTAACAATAAGAATGAACACCGCTAAAATTATTTCGGATTTTGAAAATGATATGAAGAATAAAACATTTTCTGACACACGAAAAAATAAGTCCAAGATTCCTAAGCGTGTTCATCAAAAAAAAAATGCTTCTGAAAAACTAGAATATAATCGTATGCGTAAGAAGATGTTTCATCTAATTAAGCGTAAAATGAATCAACGAACTATTTCTAAGGGTGAAGATTATAATTATGCTTAAACATATAAAAAATTGAAAACATATATTATTTATATGAATAATCATACTTCTGAAAATGATACATTATATCAAAAATTTAAAAATTTTTTTAAAAATATAGATTGTTTTTTTAAATGTGTTTATGGTGATATAGAAACAGAACAACATAATGAGGTACAACATAGTGAAATTAAACATTATCCTATAAATATAGAGACAAATAGAGATAAATGTATAGAGGCAAATAAGGAGAAATATGATAATAAAAATATAGAAGTAAAAACAGATGTAGAATTAGAAAATTTAAATAAAAATAAATATGAAGTAGAAATAGAATCATACATAGAGGAGGACATTGACCCTACATATCATGTTTTTACAGTAAAAAAAAATAATAAAATTTTTAAAGTAATGGGCCGTGAAAGTATTAAAATTTAACTAGATAAATAACTTACTTACTAACTTACTTATCTAGTTAAATCGATTTTTTTATTATTTTTTTTTCAATATAAAATGGGATACATTTATGTAGTAGAGCTTTATGAAGATAAATGGTATATTTATTTTACTACCGGTGATGATTTTCAATATTGGGAATGTGATGAAAATATTAGTGAGTTTTTATATCATTATGACAGTATTGAAATTAACACTGTTATACCTAATTGTGATAAATATGATACAGATAAATATGTAAAAAAATATATGAAACAATATGGATTAGATAATGTTCGTGGGGGTTCTTATAATAATTTAAAATTGACAAATTTTGAAAAAGCTTTTATTCAAAAAGAACTTGATTATATTGATATTGATAATGATAAATATAATGATAAAAATAAAAAAAAAATAGAGTCTATAAAACATTATAAACATGAATTAAAAAAATTAACTGATGGATATTGGGAATTAATTATACCAGAAGATAATGCTAATTCTTGTGACGGAAAATACCTACTAAATGAAGTATGTAAAGATTATGACTTACCACCAACTATCTCAAATAAACCTAATATTGAAAATATAAAATATATGATTAATGATGATTGTGTAGATTCTTTTAAAGGACCAATACAATATAATTCTGATAATAGTATTAAAACTTATAGAATACTAATTAAATTTACATATAATGATAATTATTATGAATATAGATATAAGTTTAGTAAAAAATTTGAATATAATCTAGATGAATCTACATTAAAGGATATAGAAACTAGAGTAACCGATTATAAATTTATACTATCTACTTTACAAAATTTATAAATATTTATTTTAATAAAATAATTAGATAATATATTTATTTTAAATTGATTTTTTTTATCTATAAAATATAATAACTTTTCTACACTATCAAATGAAGAAATTTCTAAGTTGTTCATCATTAGAATTTCTAACACCGTGGCATGCTTCCATACTAAACGCAAAACCATCTATTTCAAAATCTAATAATGGGATTAAATTTATTAAACCTCAATATTCGTTTCCTATAAATGTAAAACTAGTAAAAACAAATATAAAAGAAATCAAAAAAATATAAAAACAAATCATATCTATTCATACAACATAAGTAATTTATTTTTGATCTAAAAAGTTTGTTAACTGTTATTAATAATAACTAATTCACTTTCATTATATAAACGCTTCATATAATCCTTATCTTCTTCATTATATAGTTCATTACAGCGTTTTATATTTATTTTTTCAGAATTATTACAACTGGAATCTATTTTTTTTTCTACTACAGCATCCATTAAATGAACTTGTTGACGATCTATTAGATCTGATATAGTTTCTTCTTTATCTTGTAATTCCCATTTATCATTTTTGAGAACCTTTATATAGGGCTCTTTTTTATTTGTAATTTTTATATTTTGATTTTCTGGATGAGCTTCATTAAAATGAGTATATTTTATCAGTTCGGGTATTGATTTTGCTGGTTTGTTCTTCAATAGTCCTATTATATAATCACAAGTAATATATTTTGTATCTTCATCACCATAATTATTTATATTTATAATATTATTTGTTGTATTATTTGTTGTATTATTACTATTATTTGTATTATTTGTATTATTTGTAATAGTTGTAGTCTTGTTTTCTATTAATAACTTCTCTACAATTTCCTTTAATTCCCTTATTTCTTGCTTATCATTTTCAGTCTCTTTTTTCTTAATTTTACAACGCCCGTAATGTCTTTTCAAACTGTCTAGTCTAGAAAATGTCTTATAACAATAAGGGCATTCGTTAACAATTTCATTTTTTGGTGGTTTTTGGTGGTTTTTGGTGGAGAATTTTGGCGATTTTGGTGGTTTTTGGTGGTTTTTGGTGTAAATTTTTGGTGGTCGATTTGGTGGTTGGTTTGGTGGATTTTGGTGTAAATTTGGTGGGTTTTGGTGGATTTTGGAGGGAGTTTCAAAACCGTAAAATTTTTTGACATCTTCTATACTAATATCTTCTAGTATGGGTTTACATATATTTTTGCGATTTAAATGGTGTTTTAAATTAATTTTTTGACTTGCTATATAACCACACCGTAGACAACTATAATCTACCATTATATGTACTATAATATAATATAATATTTTGATTTTAAATAGTCAAATAATTTAATTAATTTAATTAATTAATTTAATTAAATTCAAAAAAAAAATGAGTAAAATTTTAATTAATTTTTAATTAAATTAATTAATTAATTAATTAATTTAATTAATTAATTTTTGGAAGGGGGGGGGG